GATCAAAGAAACCAAGTTTTAAGATTACTGGATCTGGTTAAACCCAGTAAAATTGCTGTTTTTATTTACATAAAATGATCACAATATCAGCACTAGTGACCAAGTGCTTATTTATATAGCGCTAGCTAGCGCGGGGGATCCTTACAAATAGTAAGAATCAAGTGATATACACCTAGCTCTACAGATTTTGAATTCTGTATCACTAGGGCTTATTTCAAGAAGCTCGCGCGACTTAGAAATAATGACGGGAGCCCACTCGTCAAATACACCCTTTCCATGGAGAGCTAGTTCGTAAATAGCACGTTGAACTACATCGTCCATCTCGCAGATAGGGGTACTTTTCTTCTTCCATTGAACACTCTCAAGGATAGAAGTTAAAGATAAAGGGGCAACCCATCGGTTAAGAGCACTCTCCCAACGAAATCCTCTCTTAAGAAAGGTTCTTTCTTCCACCAATGTAAAAGGTGGCGGGTTTGTCTCTTTGTTCTCATCAGTGTATATCATACCAATGAGAGCCATCGATGCGGAAATACCATCTTGGGTAACACCATAGGTGGATTGAAAATAGTCTGTCATAACAAAACCATTATCATCTCCAAACACTGTAAACTTAACATTCGATTCAATCTCAGAGAAATTGATACCCGAAGTTGGTTTCCAGTTTCTGATGCCTCCAATAGGTTTACACATAATGTCAGCCATAGCATATCTTAACGCAACTAAATTACAGAAGCAATTAAGACATGTGGTGAGGAAGGTCCCAGATGGGTTGGAACCCCTCCACTCAAAATACACACCCTTACCACCAATGTTGGTAATATGTACAGAATTAACTACATCTTCAAACAAGATGTCTCTCACTCTATCGTCCTCACCGGGACAACCAGAATAAAAGGCTTTATAAAAGCGTTTAAACATATACATCAACACAACCGGTAACTTAGAGTCGTAATTGGTATAATCACCAAAAATGGCTTTAGAACCATGAGAAGTCAAGTATGAGTACAAATTGTCCCACTCAGCTGAGTAAACATTAATACCCACGGCACATCCATTCTTAATCCTATTCCTAATCATCCATTTGA